GTTGAAGTGGATTATTGGTGAGAGCCTTGGGATGGGCTTTTACGGGAATCAACCCATGCACAGTGTCGTGTGCACTTACGTCCATTCGAGGGACCCAATGCGTGTTGGATGAGATTCACTTCATATTGTGGTGGATTTGTTAGCTCAACATGCAGAGCCAACATGAACTGCAGGACAATGGGAGTACGTTGTCTCTTGGGTTATATGGGGGCAATGGCGAGCCTTCCTCTCGATTGGATATGAAATACTAATAGCTCGCCCCTTAGGGGGGTAAGTCGAGCAGGCCGGTGGTAGAAGTTCTACCAGGGGAATAGTTGATGGTAATAAGAAATAATAATGACCCTTAGATAACCATCAATGACAACGGGCCTTCTTGTTGTTGCCTAGGTCATGGCATCCTCATGCAGGCGTCCTTTGGACGCTATCCCAAAGTGGTAAAATCCTTCCACTTGCATTTGCTTGGGAAGCTCACCACAATTCATCCTGTGGTGATTGCGCTTGGAGTGGTTCTCCGTGAATAAACCCTTGGTGTTAGAGACACCCTTGGTGTGTGACACACCCGAAGTCGAGGGCCGTAAGCCTGAGAAAAATCCATGAAGTCTCTTAATATCGCAGCTCAGATTATGCCAAAGCAAACGAAAACAGCTAAAGCAAAACCACAGCGAACGAAACAGAGTAAGAGAACTTGGGTAGCGAAGGCCACGTTAGAGTCTTTGCAGAAGGCGAAGGGAGAGATTGACGCATTAACGGAAGTCTTGGAAGAGAAGAAAAGTCCACTCAATGAGGGGACTAAGCAGGAAAAACCTCAAGCGGGGTTTGAGCCTCAGAAAGTTGATGCTAAACAGGGCAATGGCACGTCGCACGGAAATTCTGGTCCAAAGAGTGCGCGTGTTGTGGCTTCTCCCCCTAATCCTTATTTTCGTGTATGCCATCTGGAGAATGAGCACACTCCAGCATGGTTGCCCGCCTTGGGACTAATCATACCGGCTATTATGCGACAGTGCGGAGCTGATTTAGGCTCTGTTACCGCCGTGGCACTGATATCTGTTGGTGCTCTTTGTGCTGTCAGATCAAATATGAGGAAGGCAGCAATACAAAGAAATCGCCGTAGTATGCGTATCACGAGAAACATTGAGACCTGCACTATGGATGAGATGGTGGACGCGTTCAATGAGGGGCAGGTGAAAGACTGGTACAGTTTGTATCATGACACTGCTGATCTCATAGGACAACACCATACTAGTGAGGATGAGGTTCGACCACCTCACCATCAGGCCTCAAAGTGCCAACAAGTCGTCACCTTACAATTATGGCGAGTTGCTTCAGGAGGAGTCAGGAGGCATCTAATTGTGAATGGCGACTTATTTGCAGAATTGTTGGGTCAGAATCACAGTAAGCTTGGTGAAGCTAGGAATGCCAACATAAACATGCGAACATCAAATCCTGCTGAATATAATGTATCGGCAGGTGACCAGGCTATTATCAATGCACACACCGCGGAGTTGGGACGGCTATTTCTCGGGGAAAATTTTCATTAGAACACTCCATACGGGTACTGTATGGGGCACGTCTCGGTGAAATGTACCTGAAGGATAACCCTCCGCTAAAACATGGAACGAAGATAGATGCGAGTCACATTTTCCTCCGCGGTAGGAAACCATTGGCGACTAGCTTGGGTCCCTCCTGTAAGCATTATGCACCTTACATGTGTGATGCTTTGGATCAGCCAACTGTACTGGCTGGAGCAAAGTTTAGATTTGCGAGGGAAACACAACCACGTGATAAACAATTGATAGAGAGACTTCGATTGTTTGTGAGGAAATTTGTCAAGGATCACTTCCCCAAGATCAGGAGATGTGATGTAAGCTTTGACAAATACATTGAGCAAACGCATTATACACAGAATCAGAAGGAGAAGTTTAAGCGCATACATTCTGAATTGATTGGCGTCCCTAGGGATTTGTGGTATCGGAGTTTTGGAAAGGTCGAATTCCTAAACTTTGGTGCCTCACAGTCTTTCATGGATGTGTATAAGATTGTGCGTTGCATCAATGGTCCAGCGGACAAGTGGAAAGTATATTCAGCACCATTAATCTCGGCAGTAGAGAAAGTGGTTTGCAAGCTGAGATACTTCGCCAAGTACATCCCAGTATTGGATAGGCCGCTAGTCATATTTGAAAGACTGGGCCACTTGGTTGGACCTTACTACGTCACAGATTA